CATTTTTAAAAGTTAAGATAAATGATGGCTCAGATAACATAGAATTATTTAGTATTAACACAACTAGCAACGCAATCACTAGCACAATGTCTGTCACAGGTACTATATCTGAAACAGACCCAAATGCTTTACCATTAGCACTAGCTTTAGGATAGGAGAATAAATGGCAAATACTTTCAAACAAATCAATTTCTCAGCAGAGCCTAATTCTGCTGGAACACCTTATGTCATGTACACAGTAGCATCATCTACTACAGCAGTTATCATTGGTTTGTTGCTTACTAATATTCACACAACATCTGTCACAACAGAGGTAGAATTAGTATCAACAACAGCAAATAGAGGTGGAGCAAACAACGTAGCAAATGGAACTTCTTTTTTAGTCAAAGATGTAAGTATTCCAAATGGCTCAACTTTAGAATTATTAACAGGTGGTAAAGTAGTTTTAGAAGCTGGAGATGTACTTAGAATAGATTGTTCAGTAGCAGATAAACTTTCAGGCTCTTTATCAGTTTTAGAAATAACATAGGAGTTTTAAATGCCTTTTATTGGAAAAACACCTACAGCAGTTCCTTTAACAAGTTCAGATATAACAGATGGAATAATTACTTCTGCAAAAATTTCTGATGGAACTATTGCTACTGCTGATATTCAAGATTCTGCTGTGACAAAAGCAAAAACATCAGGTATCACATCAGACCCATTTAGGAACATTATTATCAATGGAGATATGAGTATTGCTCAAAGATCAACTTCTGCATCATCATTAACTTCAACTGGCTATCATTCTATAGATAGATTTGTAACTTTAATAGATTCTATGGGTACTTGGACACAATCACAATCAACTACAGTACCTAGTGGTCAAGGTTTTGCGAAATCTTTAAAAATGGATAACACTACTGCTGATGGCTCTCCATCTGCTGGAGATAGAATATTTGTTTATCAAAAATTTGAGGGTCAAAATTTACAATATTTAAAAAAAGGTACTTCATCTGCACAAAGTTTAACAGCTTCATTTTGGGTAAGAAGTAATAAAACTGGAACTTATATTTGTGAATTAAATGACAATGATAATTCAAGAAAAATATCACAATCTTACACAATATCTTCTGCTGATACTTGGGAAAAGAAAACTTTAACTTTTGCTGGAGATACTACAGGTGCTTTAGATAATGACAATGCAAATAGTTTTCATATTGCTTGGTGGTTAGGTGCTGGTACAACTTATTCATCTGGTACTTTACAAACATCTTGGGGAGGAGTTACTCAATCAAACAGAGCAGTAGGTCAAGTCAACCTTGCAGATAGCACATCAAACGAATGGTATATTACAGGAGTACAATTAGAAGTTGGTCAAACAGCCTCAGATTTTGAGTTCTTGCCTTTTGATGTAAATTTACAAAGATGTGAAAGATATTATCAAAAAAGTTTTGATTATGGTACTGCACCAGCAGATGACTTACAAATATTTGAATATCAATTTGTTGATAATTTTACAGGTAGTAGTATGGCTGGATTAATTTCATATTATAAAACAGAAATGAGAGCAATTCCAACTGTCACAGTTTATACAACAGGTCAATCTGCAAATGGAACAGGAAAAATATCTTTTTATAATGGTAGTGGTTGGGGTAATGGTGATGTGACAGTTCAAAGCGGGTCTTCTTCTAAATTTTTTCATTTAACAGGTACTTTTTCAAATCTTGCTTTAGCACAATTTAATTATGAGGCATCAGCAGAATTATGATAACAAGTGTAGAAAAAACATACGATATATTAACACAAAAATTTAGTGGTTATAAAATTGTAAAAGATGAAAAAACAAGTCATGTTCCATTAAATGAAGAAAACACAGATTACAAAGAAATTCAAGAATGGATAGCAGATGGTGGAACTGTTATTGACAATGGGGGTAGTGAGTAATGGCATATATCGGAAAATCTCCAGCAGTAGGTAATTTTGTAAAATTAGATGCTATAAGTACATCTTCAACAAACACATATAACTTAACTTTAGATTCTGTTGCATTTACACCTGAGTCTGCAAATCATATGCTAGTATCTTTGAATGGTGTAATCCAAGCACCTCTAACAGCTTTCTCTGTATCAGGCTCAACAATTACTTTTTTACCATCATCAGGAACTTTATCTTCATCAGATAGCATTGACTTCATTATGGTCTATGGAAATGTGCTTGATATTGGAACACCATCAGACTCAACTGTCACAAATGCTAAAACAAATTTTGTATCAACATCATCATCTGCTGGATTACAGATAAAAGGCGATGGTACTACTGATGGTACTTTACAATTAAACTGTTCTCAAAACTCACATGGAATAAAATTAAAATCTCCACCACACTCTGCAAGTGCTTCATATACTTTGACTTTTCCAACAACAGATGGAAATGCAGACGAATTTTTACAAACAAATGGGTCAGGAACTTTAACTTGGGCTGAAGCTGGTGGTGGCATGAACTTAATTTATTCAACTGATAGTGTGACATCTTCAGTTTTCAATATTGATAATGTTTTTACTTCAACTTACAAATGTTATAAAATGTTTGTTTTTGATTTATATCCTAGTTCAGATTCAGAAATTCAATTTAATTTTAGATCAGGTGGCTCTAGTGGAACAATACAAAACACAAGTAATTACAAAAGCACAGGTGTAAGACAAGAAAGAAATAACTCAGGAAACGCATCTGTTGGACAAGCAAACGATTATTGGGGTCAATCTTATGGAGACATAAATCAAGGTATGGAAAGTGGAAACACACAAAAAAAACATTTTTCAGAATGGACAATATGGAATCCTTATGCAAATTTACCTACTTATTATAGAGTATTAAGTCAAAATACAGATAACTCAGGAGCATATATTGTAGGTTATGATAATCAAGGAGTTTATGACCATAGTGCAGTAATAACAGGTATTGCTCTTAATACTTCTGCTGGGTCTTGGTCAGGTGGCTCGGTAAGAATTTATGGATTAAAGGATAGTTAATTATGACAAAGCATATAGTAAATGGTCAATTAATAGATATGAACGAAGCTGAACAACAAGCTTACGATGAAAGAATGTTAGATAATCAAAACAAAGCTTTACCAAAAGCATTAGCAATATTAAGAGGTAGAAGAAATAATTTATTGCAAGAATCTGATTGGACAGATTTGCCAAATGCAGTTTTAACAGATGAAAAAAAATCTGAATGGCAATCTTATAGAACTGAATTAAGAGATTTAACAGATGGATTAGATACAGTTGAAAAAGTAAAAGCTGTTGAATTTCCAACAAAACCAAGTTAGGATTAAAATTATGCCATTAACAAAATTACAAGCAGAAGGATTAAATTTAGCAGATACGTTTGCATTTTCAGGCACAGTTAGTGGTGCTGGTGGTGGAAAAGTAGCACAAGTTTTACAAGCAGTTAAAACCGATAGACAAGGAACAACAAATCAAAATAATTGGTCAGATGTAAGTGGTTTATCACAAGCAATAACACCTTCTGCAACTTCATCAAAAATTTTATTACATTTTTGTGTTAATACTTGTGCAACAGTAAATAGTCATAGTGCTATTAAAATTTTGAGAGGCTCAACAGATATATTTGTAGGTGATGCTGATGCTTCAAATGTAAGATTATTTTCAGGTTGGCGAACTGTATCTGATAGTCAATACCACGCACAAGTTTTATCAGGCTCTTTTTTAGATAGCCCTAACACAACAAGTGCTACGACATATAAAATTCAAATACAAGGAGATCAAACTGTATATGTAAATAGACCAGTTGCTGATGATGACCAATCTACTGTTCAAAGAACAAGAGGCTCATCATCTTTAACTGTAATGGAGATTTTAGCATGATTGAAAAAGCTATTTTACAAATAAACCCTAATGCAAGATTTACTTTTATTGATGATGATATAGATAGTATTGAATGGTTAGGAGACACTAATCCTATTCCTAAAAACGAAATTGAATCTAAAATATCTGAACTTCAAGCTGAGTATGATGCTAAAAAATATCAAAGAGACAGAAAAAAAGAATACCCATCACATGAAGATTGTATTCACGCACTATTAGATGGTGGCGATACACTTACAGAACTACAAGAAAAAAGACAGGCAGTTAAAACTAAATATCCTAAACCATAGGAGTCTAAATGCAACTATCCAAACATTTTACTTTATCTGAGATGGAAAAATCTCAAACAGCAGTTAGAAAAGGTATATCTAATAAAGCTGGGTCAGGAGAAATAAAAAACTTAACTGATCTTTGTTATGAAGTATTAGAGCCTGTAAGAATTAAGTTTGATAAGCCTGTTATTATTACTTCAGGTTATAGAAGCCCTGAACTATGCGAAGCAATAGGAAGTAAAGCAACATCACAACACGCAAAAGGTCAGGCAGTAGATTTTGAAATAGCTGGTGTGTCTAATTTGCAAGTAGCTTTATGGATTCAAAATAATTGTGACTTTGACCAATTAATCTTAGAGTTTTGGAAAGAAGAAGATAACGACCCTAATAGTGGTTGGGTACATTGTTCTTATGTAGATGGCTCTAATAGAAAACAAGTTTTGACTTATACAGGTAAGGAATATAAAAATGGATTGCCTGATGCTAAATGGTCAGGTGGTAAATTTGCAAACTAAGGAGAAGCTATGCTAACAAAAAAACAAAAGAAACTACCACCAGCTTTACAAAAAGCTATTATGAAGAAACAAAAGAAAAAGAAGAAAGCGAGAAAATAATATGGCTTATGGATATAGTATGAAACCTAAGAAGAAAAAAAAGAAAAAGAAAAAGAATAAAAAGAAGTAAATGGTTAAAGTAGCATCAATCACAGGAATCATCAAAGGTCTTAAACCAAGACAACAAAAGACTATGAAAGCACACGCAAGACATCACTCACTTAAACATATGCGATCAATGGCAAGAGCCATGAAAAATGGTGCTACTTTTTCTTCTGCACATACTAAAGCTATGAGGAGTGTTGGAAAATGAAAAGACGTAGAGTACCAAAAGATAAGAAAACAAAAATTCCTAAAAAATATTTATCAGGTCTTAGTGGTGGTAAAAGATCAGCTAGAGCAAGTCTTATTAAAGCTATGTCAGATGCTTACAAAAAAGGTCAAAGAATACCAAAATCAATGTTTCAAGCTAGGTATAAATAATGGCTGTTAGAAGAAAACCACTATCTGCTAGAGTTATCTCAACACTAAGAGCAAAAGCTAAAACTAGAAAAAACATCACATTAGGTCAATTAAAGAAAGTATATCGTAGAGGACAGGGTGCTTTCCTGTCATCAGGGTCAAGACCACGTACTTCTATGGCTTCATGGTCAATGGGTAGAGTAAATAGTTTTTTGCGTGGAAGCAGAAAACATGATACAGACTTACGAAGAAAGAAAAAGAAGTAATGAAAACAACAAAAGAAAAATTTGTAGAATTAGATGGTAAGATTAAATTAGTTAATCAGAAGATTGATCTAATAATTAAAAATCATTTACATCATATGAAGCAAGACATAGACAGAATTTTATATGGTCTTGGTGCTGTTGGTCTCTTAGTTCTAGGTCAATTACTTTACATACTCACGAAATAGTTGTATTAAAGACTTATGATCTATAAGTCTGTTTTGATAATTAGTGATACTCATATCCCTTATCATGTTCCTGAATTAATGGACTTTTTAAAACTTTTAAAAAAAAAATATAACCCACAAAGAATTATCCATATCGGAGATGAAGTAGATAAACACGCTATGTCATTTCACGATAGCGACCCTGATCTTCCTAGTGCTGGAGATGAATTAAAATTATCTTTACCTGTCATAAAACAGTTAGAAAAGCTTTTTCCTAAAATGGATTTAGTGGACTCTAATCATGGTAGCTTAGTTTTTAGACGAGCATTAAAGCATGGAATACCAAAAGCATATCTTAGAGATTATAATGAGTTTTTAGAAGTAGGTAAGGGCTGGAAATGGCATGATGATCTGACAATAGATACACCACTTGGTAAAGTCTATTTCTGTCATGGTAAAACAGCAGATGTACTAAAATTAGCACAATCTATGGGTATGTCATGTGTTCAGGGTCATTATCATAGTTCTATGGGTGTAAGGTACTATGGAAACAGTTTGGGTCTATATTATGGGCTTCAGGTTGGTTGCATGATAGATTCTAAAAGTTTGGCATTTAGATATAACAAAGTACAGAAAGCTAGACCGATAATAGGCTGTTCGGTCATATATAATGGATTACCTATTATTGAGCCATTTATTAAAGATAAGAGTGGAAAATGGGTCGGAAAGCTACTTTAAAGCCACAGAGAGCTACAGAGAGGGCTACTCAGAAACAAATAGGTGGCAACCATTACAAGCTTCCAATAAGCCCTTTAAAATTTATATTAGCCAATAAACTTAATTTTGTAGATGGCAATATAGTCAAATATGCTGTTAGAAATAAAGATGGAGAAACCTTAGAGCAAAAATACAATAAGATAATTCATTATGCAGAACTTGGTAAAGAATTGTTGAAAAATAAAAAATAAGGAATATTAGGAATGAATGAAACTAGCATATTTAATTTATTCAATTCTTGTAGTATATTGGACAACATTAGTATTTTTAACAAATAATTATTTATAATATGTGGCTAACATTACTTAAAAACCCTTTGACTAAAATGGTTGTAAATAAAGCAGTAGATCATTTTAAACATAAAGCAGAAAAAGTTAAAACTATTAGAGAAGCCGAACTTCAGGCTTGTAAAGAAGTTGATATACAAAAAATTAAATCACAAGATAAAAGCTGGAAAGATGAAATTTTGATGGTATGGTTAATTGCTATGCTATCTACAGGTTGGTTTGATGAAACTAGAGACAACTTTGAAGAATGGGTAAGAATAATTAACGATTTACCTGATAGTGTTTGGTATTTAGTAATTATTGTATTTACAGCTACATTTTCTACTAAGATGACAGATAAGGTTTTAAACCGAAACAAAAAGAAGTAATGTGTCCGAATGGACATAGATGCAGTAATTATAGAAGTAGAGTTTCAGTTAGAATCTGATTATCAACCTTATGGACATTTTGTTTGTTTAAGATTTATAGATCAAACACCAAATCATAATAAGCTTAACAATTTAGTTAGAGATATGGGTCAGTACCCTGATGTAAAATTAATTGATTATGAGTTTATTGTAAAACCAATTACACACGAAACAGATATTACAGGATTAGAAGTCACAAAACATTAGCGACCCACCAAGTCTCCCTGATGGGTCTATCTTTATGCGTTAATTAACTTATGCAAAGGAGCTAT